ATGAAAGTAAACCTCACAGACGTTGGCATTCGCGCGCTCACTCCGCCCGATGCCGGCCAATATACCGTGTGGGACAAAGCCAGTCCCCTCGGCGTACGCGTCTCAGATGGAGGCGCTAAGACCTTCATCGTCATGGTTGGAAGCGGCAAGCGTCGGACCATCGGAAAAGTCGGCATCATCACCCTTTCCGACGCTCGCGTCGAAGCCAAACGCATCCTCGCGGAGAAGACCCTCGGTATCGAGAAGGCCGCCGCCTCGACCATCACCTTTGGCGAGGCTCTGCCTCTCTTTCTCGAAGATAACTACAAGGGCCGCCGGCCCCGCTCGAAAAGCGAAGCCAAGCGGCTCTTGGAGAAGCACTTCCTACCCGCTCTCCGTACGACCCTGTTGTCGGACATAACGGACAAGGACGTCGGCAGGCAGCTCGATAAGCTCTCCGACGTGCCGAGCGAGCAGCTCCATGCCTTCCGTGCGATTCGAAAGATGCTCCGGTGGTGCACCAAGCCGCCCCGCCGCTACATCAGCCACAGCCCGTTAGAAGGCTACGACGCCCCATCCAAGGATCGAAAGGGCAAGCGTATCCTCTCCGAAACGGAAATCGTTCAGGTCTGGGCAGCTTCGCTACAGATGGGAATGTTCGGCGGCATGGTCCGCCTGCTTTTCCTCTGGGGAGCCCGGAGCGGGGAGGTGGCCCGGTCGCGGCGCACATGGATTGCCGACGGCGTGATGACGATCCCCGGAGACTTCACCAAAAACCACCGCGACCACGCCACCCCGCTCTTGCCGATGGCGCGCGCCGTGCTCGCCGAGCAGACCACCAACTCCGACTTCTTTTTCCCCGGCCGCTGGGACGCTGATACCCACTTCGCTGATGGATCATGGGGCAAGAAAAAGCGTGAGTTGGACAAGCTATCGGGCGTGCAAAAGTGGCAGATCCGTGATATCCGTCGGACTTTCCGCAGCGCCCTGCCGAAGCTTGGTGTTGCGCGCGAAGTCGCTGAGCGTCTGCTTAATCACGTCAGCGGCGAGAACCTCAATGACCTCGATGAGATTTACAATCTCTACGAATTCCTCGATGAAAAGCGCGCGGCCCTCGAAAAGTGGGAAGCGTACCTGACCCACTTACTGGCGGCTCATACCGCCCCGGCCCGCGCCGCTTAAGCGCGGGCTTTCTTTTTTGGGGCTACGGGGCGCTATGTGCAACTTGCGATTCCCCACCACGCCGCATAGGATTTCGGCGCTGCTAGTGGCTTAACCCTAGGAGCGTCGCGGCGTCTCCGCATCACGGAGATGCTTCGATGCAACGGAAGGTGAAGCTACCGCTCTACGTCGATTGGCGTAAGTTGAAGGATGTCATTGGCTGGCCTTATAGCAGGGCGCAAACATGGCGAATGATGCTCGAGCCCGAGTACGCGCATGATCCATTTCCGCTTCGCGGGAAGCTCGGCACGCACAGGAACGCGCATCCCGTCTGGTACACCCCGCAAGTCCTTGACTACTTCAAGCGGCATGGCGTGCCGGTTCCTGAAGATGTCGAATACGTCTTCTGATCGGTAGACCTCGGGGCGGCTTGGTGGCCACTGGGCCGCCCCATCTCTCTTGGATCGCGCTTATGCTCTATTTCTTCGGCTTACCAGTCCCCCTTACTTTCCTCCCCAATGCTTGCTGCAACTTACTCTGCCGGGCTCCGTTGGACCGCGACCTATCGCGAGCATGGTGGTGGCTTAATGAAAGCGTTACCGAAACCGATCTAACAATTTATCCTTCTGAGATGTTTTGTTCTTCCGCATGCTACGAAAAAGTTATCCAAGCGGTAATTAAAGAACCATCACTGCGGGCCAATGGCGACGTCAATGACTATCCAGGCATTGTCGGATTAAAGTATATCGCTTCACTTATGCCTGGCCAGGCCTCTAGAAAGATGGAGGAAAAATACAGGCGGGAAACTTCAGAGCAGATTGAGAAATGGAGACGAGAGAAAGCGGAAGCTCCCGTAAAGGCCGAGCAAGAGATCAGCGCTTGGCTCAAAAAATGCATCTTTCATGCAGCACGCGAAGCGCGTGAAGAAGCGAAAAAAGAAGCCGACCGGCAGCTCAACAGGGAAATCCGAGAAGCTCGCGAGCGGAGCGAACTCCGTTATATCGAGATAAAATACGAGTTGAAACGTAACGCCCTAAAAAAGAAGGAAGAACAAGAAGCACTGGACGCCCAGCGCGAGCAAGCGGAGTTGGACAATCAGCTATTAGACCAAGACCGCCTCGGCGCCGTCGTGCCGATACCTGAACGCACACGCTTTGAACACACGCTCATTGTTGGCGGATCGGGAGCGGGAAAAACCACGCTTTTGCAGCAGATCATTTTAGATGACCTCGCAAAGCCCAATCCTCCCGCAATGGTCGTTTTAGACCCAAAAGGTCTGATGATTAAACGCCTTCAGCGCCTTGCCGTATTTAACCCCGATAACGGCCGCTTGAAAGACCGAATAATAGTCGTTGACCCGACCATCGACCCGCCACCCGCCCTCAATATGTTCGACCCCGGCACACGGCGATTTCACATGTGGTCGCCTCAAATGCGGATGCAGGTTGAAAACCAACTCATAGAACTATTCGGTTATATCTTCTCGGCCGCGGGCTTCAAGCTCACCGAAAAGCAGCAGATTGATTTTGGGTATGTCGTTCGCCTGATGTACGAGATCGACAACGCGAATGTTGAAACCCTCCTTGATATTCTCGACGATCCGGCAAAGAACCTCGAAACATTTGCTTTTCGCGCATATGTCGAGCGGCTACACCCGATGGCACAGCGCTTCTTTCGCAACGAGTTCTTTACGGAGTTCAAGGAATCGAAAGGACAAATCAAGGCCCGCCTCTACATGGTGCTTCAACATCCTGTCTTTATCGCCGCTCTCTCAGCAACACATAATGCTATTAACCTCATTGAGGCGATCAACGAAGGGAAGATTATTCTCGTCAACACCAACAGCACTCTCCTTGGCGATAGAGCCTCTGCGCTGCTTGGCCGGTACTTCATAGCCACCACCCTCAATGCCGCCTTTGCACGTGTGGCCCTCAAAGCCCCGTGGCCGCCCGCATTCCTTATCATCGACGAGTTCCAGGAATACGCCGACGAAATAAAAACCCCTCAGATGCTCAGGCTCGCACGGGAATATAATCTCGGCATCGTTATGGCCACTCAGATATTACACGACAAGCCCTTTACCGACGGCCTGCGTAATCAACTATCGACCAATACATCCATCAAATACGCCGCATCTGTGGAAGCGCAAGATTTGACTTACATAACTCGGGACATGCACTGCGACTCGCAGTTCATCACGGCTCGCAAGGTTACACCCACTCACGTCAATTTCGCCTGTTTCGCGCGAAACGTCGTTGACCATCCGATGTCCATTCACGTTCCGCTCGGCAATGTCGAAGCGCAACCCCAAATGACCGACGGACAGCTACAGAAGTTTCTAGACATCAACGCTCAGAGGCTCAGTGCAGAAACGCACAAAGCAGAAGCCCCGCTAGCAGGGGCCTCGCGCCCTGCCACCGAAGCGACAGGGGTTGTAGACCCTATTCTACCACGTCCCCCGAAATCCACGCCCCCGGCCGCAGTGGAAAATGAGTCGCCTGAAAAATGGTAGACTTGAACATACTGGCGCAGAGCCGCTTATAGCTCCTCGCCGCTTTGCATACCGACCTTTGTTTCAATTTTTCATTTCGTTTATTTCTTGATCTATGGAGGGTTCCCGCAAACGTCTTTCACGATTCGGTACCGATCCCATCCTGAGAGATGGCGAGCCGATCGCCATTTGGCGTCCGACGCCCCTCGACGACCGGATGATGGAGGCGCTCGCTTCCCATCGGTTTCTTACCGCGCCCTACATCGCAGCGTTCGCCGGCACGAGCGCCGACTACGTTACGGATCGCTTCAAGGTCCTCAAGCGCAAGCCCAACCTGTACGTTCAAGTCGCAGACGAGCAGCGCGATAACCCGCGCGCCTACCAGAATTGGCCGCTCTACTACGAACTGGCAGATCGGGGCAAAGAGAGGCTTGAAGCTCGCCACGTCGACGTAGAGACCGGCCCATACCAGGGCAGCTTCGATCACCAGATCATGGTCTACCAGGCGATGGCATCATTTCGTCTCGCAGCGAAGGAACGGTCGGACGAGCTGCGCTTCGTCCCGTGGTCTACGATCCGCACATCTCCAAACCTCTCAGCCGAGGCAAGGGAGGCCGTCAAGCACAGCCATTCAATTCCGGTTACCGTTCGCGTGCACGGCTCAAAGGACGTGAAGGTTACGGCGGACGATTATCCGTTCGGCTTAGAGCTCACGAAGAACGGCACATACATCTTCTTTCCAGGTGTCGAGATCGAGTACTCGCGCAAGCGGCGCGCCACGCGCGACTTCAATGCGCAATCGCTACGCCGCAAGTTTTTCACCCACGCATCTATTATCGAGGGCAAGGTCTATCGTTCATACTTTGGCTTTCGCCGCTACTACGTCCCATTCATCTTCACGACGGTGCAGGAGATGAATTCGGCAATGAAGCACTTAGAGGGAATGGTACGCGCGGGCGAGGTTACCGAGAACGCCGCGCAATTTCTCTTATTCAAAAATCAACCCGCGCCGGGGTCGTACGAGAAGCCATCACCGACCGGGCACATGGTTTCAGATCCGTGGCACCGTGTCGGGCATCCACCGTTTCAGATCCTCTCATAAGAAAAAGGGCGGCACGGGGCCGCCCCAGGAAGCACGCGATGTTATTCTTCGGGGATTTCGTCGCCGTCCTGCACGAAGGGCGGGACAAGCACGCACGCCCCGTTCCAGCCGGAAATCGGCAGCGTATTCAGCTTCATCGTGAAGCCGTCTCCGTTGCGCCGGTGGAAGGCGACACCGATTGGCGACCAGTCGCGCGGCCCAGCTCCCGTTTTGGCCCGGACGTAGAACGCGATCTCGCGTTTCTCAGGCTGCTGTCCCCGACGCGTCGTACGCGAGGTAGTGTCTGTCATGCTCATTGCATGACTCCTTTCTCCCCGCACTCTTGTTGCAGTGGGGGTGGGGAAGACGGACGAAACCGCAATCCCCAATCAAGCCTGAACGCAGTGAGCGACACCGGCTCCGGCGAGGTTTTGGTAGCTATCTTGATGTTCGCTACCCCCACCCACACTCCAACTCTTTGAATGTGCAAATCGAACGCGGGTGGGGAAACGGTTGTTTTGGGATCAGCTATTACCCCAACCGCGCTGTAGCCGAGCCAGCATTTCCCCCATCCACGTTCGATGCTCTCAGAGCATGGTATCACGTGCTATAATGTTCTCATTATAAGCTTGGCGCACGATGTGGACGCCTTCTGCCAAGCGGGCGTCCGTATCGTGCAGACGATATGAGCAAATACCAATTGGAGTTGCGATGTAGAGCATGCGGCTTTCATCGCAACACAAGCAAAAACGAACTGGAGGAATTGCGCGGAGACTCGCGTGAGGGCATTTCCCACATTCTGCCACTTCACTGCGGCGAACGCATGAATCTCCATAGCTACCGTCCTACCCGATATCAGTTCTGTAACGACGTTCGTTGTCTCTACGGTGAGGGGAATAATTGCGCTTGCACATGCGAAGGAACATTTCATGGCATTGAAGCAGGGCGCACATCGCCGGCCAGGTACGTCTACGGATAGGTGATACGATTAGGGGTCGGCAGATCTCAACAGGAAAGGAGATAGCCATGCCGACGTTTCTAGATTTCGCGCTCATCAAGGAGCAGATCAAAATCGGCCAAGTGGTCCAAATGTTGGGCTTACGCATGAAGGGCAACGACCAGCTCCGCTCTGCTTGCCCCGCCTGCCGCAAGGGAGGCGACCGGGCGCTCGCGGTCAACCTCTCGCGTGGGTCCTACTATTGCTTCGCCGATTCCCATGGAGGGGACTGCATCGGCTTGTGCGCCCACATCCGGCGCACAGGACAGCGTGAGGCGGCCGAGGAGATCGCGCGGCACTTCGGGGTAGACCAACCCGAAAGAAACCCGAAAACTCACCAGAAGCCCGCAGAAGCTCCCGGCGACGGCCTTAAACCGCTCGACTACCTGGAGCACGAGCACCCGGCAGTCGAGACCTTGGGCTTCGATGCAGAGACCGCGCAGGCGCTCGGCATCGGCTATGCCTGTAAGGGCATCATGCGCGGCTTGGTGGCCGTGCCGATCCGTCTCGAGACCGGCGAGCTCGTGGGCTACATCGGCCTGACCGAAATCGCCAAGCTGCCGCCTCAGTGGAAGCTTCCTAACTGGAACGTGGTGAAGCTCGAAAAAAAACCAGCGTAACATAGTTCCTCGCGGCGCCTCAGAGCGCCGCACTGTTTTGTATAGCGACCTTTGACTCTACGCATTGGGTAATCATTCTGCGGCGATGGAAAACGTTTACTGGTTCAGGTGTCCTCGCTGCAAATACGCCTGGTCCCGCTGCCTTCAAGCACCGGTAATCCGTATTCCGTTCATGGCCCAGGTCGCTGAGACATGTCCGAAGTGCAAGCAGACTCACGTAAAGCCGTACGACGAGACGCCGACGTTCGACGCGCCATAATCGAGCGAAACGACTTGCTGCGCACGAAGTTCGAAGGCGGCAAGATCGTATTCACAACCACGGCGTATGGCATAGGCCCTGAGATACGTGGCCGCGCCTTATATCGCCTCACACTCTACAACCGCTTCACCGACAGCCCAGATGATGACCATAGTGAGGGCTCATTCACTTTCTGCGGCTATTTCTTCACATGGAAAATAGAAGAGTTTGCGGGAGAGCGATGCTTGACGCTCAGCGTTGCCGAGGATGTCTTGCACGGACTGTGATATAATCAAAGGAATGCTCTCTCACGAACTCGCCAAAGAACTGAAGGATGCGGGATTCCCGCAGGGAGAGCCCGAGCAATACACATCCGACGGTCAATGGATTCCCGAAGCCGAACGGAAGTACATTCCGACTCTTTCGGAACTCATAGAGGCGTGTGGCTGCAAGACATTTGACCTCTTAAAAATCGACAACACATGGTACGCCGCCGATGGCTTTGGCTCCCATCGAGACTACTGGGCAACTCATAAGGCAGAAGGCTCAACCCCCGAAGAAGCCGTAGCCCGCCTCTGGCTCGCGCTGAACAAGAAATAACCGCGCTATAATTTCCGCAGGCCTCGGTCTCTCGCCTCCGCGCGCGCTGTGCGCCCGGACTGAGAGACGGAGGCAAGAATGGAAAGAGAGGCCTTCCTCGAACGTCTACGCTCCTTAAACGATGCGTTCAGACGAACGTTTATCGGCGGCGCCATCATCGTCAGCCCTCGCTTCGAGGCGCTCGATGCCGAGCTAAAATCGGACATCCTCTGGCGCATCAGGAACTTCGACGCATTCGAGCCGAACGAACAGTGGGACCCCGAGAACGAGCACGCCTATCTCGCGCTCGACTACCGGGGCTGCAGCATCGTCGCACTGATCGACTATCTGAGCTTGGACGACCCTAACTCCTACTCCGACGACGCGACAGATCCTGCTGTTACTCAGCGCGTCCTCACCGTCAGGTTTGCGGACGAAAGGACGCCTGACGAATGAGGCTCAAGTACGTCGAAGTGGGGGGCAAACGGTATCTCTGGGCGGAGTTACTAAAACTTCGCCGAGAGCAACAAAAAGCGGCGCGACAGCCGCAGCAAGAAACTCTCTTCGACCTAAGAGACGACCGGCGCCCAAGCACGCAAACCAACGCGAGCGACAGGTACGCCAACCCTCTCTTGTTCGACGACTAGATGGCGGGCGCCAAATTCCGGCCTTCACGGTGTGCGGCGAGGGGCACTGGCGGGCAGAAGGCCACAGTAACCCGTTGAGACCCGATGAGCCGCTAGAGCGTGCTCGCTATCCCACCCGCACGAGAAGCGGGTGGTCTTTTACCCATCCCAACCATAACTGTCTTTTGGCTCGTTTGCCGTCGCTGGCGAGGAATCCCAACTGCTATCGGAGCCGTAGAGATGACCGCTCTTCGCAGCAGACGCTATCTGACGCTGCTCTGGGGAACCCCGGAGGAGCTGGCGCAGGCCGCCGCCCGTCCACTCATCAAAAACCTCATTGCTCTGATTTCCAATTACGCCATAGGCGGCTGCCAAAAGCACTCCCCAGGCAACCGTCGAAGCCCGCTTGCGCCACATGGGACCCTCCTTGACTATCCACATATAGCATGGCGGCTTATTCGCTCCAAGGTGTTATCATTGGGTGAGTTCCCTCTACGACGCCCGATCACAATGGATCGGACATTCATAGTGGCGCCAGACGCAACTGACCCCTTGCGTCGGGCGTTGTGGCGAGAACCAATCCAGAGAGCGAGATTCAAAGCGCGATTTGCGACTACTTAGCCGCGCGGCATCTCTTTTTCATTCGCCTCAATAACATTCCCGGCCTCTACATCGACACTGGGGGGACCAAGCGATTCCGGAAGATGGGAAAGTACGCACGCCGCGGTATGGCCGACATACTCGTAATCAAGGACGGACGGCCGACATTTCTTGAAGTGAAGACTGAGAAGGCAAAGCCTACGAAAGAGCAGATCAACTTCGGCAGCGACGCGATCCTGGCCGGCGCGAGCTACTTCATCGTGCGCTCGATCGATGATGTGCAGAAGAAGGCGGGACTATGATCTGGGCCGACACGAACCTCTCAGCCGGAGCCGCGCCCGACCCTGAATATCATCGCCTCATCATGGAACGCCGCAAAAACCCCAATTGCGCATGCGGCCGACGGTGGGTGCCCTTGCGGCTTCCCTCGTTTGGCTGGATACGGCTGTGTCCAACATGTCCGCATGGAGTGAGCTTCTGCCATTGCTGATGGCCGAAGCCATTGTTCTCACTGACGGACCAAGGCAACCATTATGAAACTCAACGGTCGCCGTGTTGCAAAGCAGACCACTGAAGATCGCATCATCGCGGCGCTGCCGCCTGGATACCGGCTTATCCGCATCAATTGGAAGAAGGACGGCAAGATCCATGTCGTAGACGGGTTTGGAACCCGCAAAATTATACCCTTACGGGGCTAGGTTTATGCAGCCCGCTTAAGTAGCATTTCGGCATCGAATGTATGGAGTCTGTGGGAGCGTTCGCATGGCCGAGGAAAAGGCATATAGCCTCGATGAAGACTGTCTAGGTACGCTCAGGGCGTGGTTCAAAATATACAAGCGCTGGCTCGGCGCGAACTATGCCGGGGTCATCGCGATCGGAGCCGGCAGCGCGCTCGCCGCCGTTATAGACCCGCCAATAAGCAAGTACATCTCCAGCGCGGTCACTGTCTTGACCGTTGTCTACGCGTCCACGCGCCCGGCCGAGAGAGCGCGCTCGTATCGAGAAGCATGGCTGATCCTCGGAGACGCTCTTGCCAAATACCGTGCCGGTCCGAATCCCGACCCCAGGAGCGTGCAGTTGATAGAAGCACGTTCGAAAGGTGAGGCTGTACTTAGCGAAGTACCGGCCGCATCACCCGCGACAAGCGAAACGAAGAAGGCGGAGTGATATACTAAAGCGATGGCTCGCAAGAAGCCGTCTCCCGATGACCAATTGAAAGCTAGACGCAAGCTCTTCTGCCACTACTACACGCAGAACAGCCAGACATTCGGCAATGCCACTCACGCATACGCTGAGGCGTTCGACTACAAGCTCGATACGCTTTCGCATGAGGCGGTCTACGAACAGGTCCTCGACCAAGACACCGGAGAGTCGAGAAACGGCGAGCTCATCGAATTGAGCGCGTACGACAAGGCGTGCAATGTCTGTGCGGTCGAAGGCGCACGACTCCTAAGAAATCCTCAGGTACAGGAGCGGTGCCGCGTTCTCCTAAACGAGCTCCTCAAGGATGAGGTGGTCGATAGCGAGCGGGCCAAGGTCATTATGCAGGATCACGATCTGGCTTCGAAACTGCGCGCAATCATCAGCTACGACAAGCTCCGCGGCCGCATCATCGACAAGACCCAGCAGGTCAACCGCCTCCCGTTCGGAGAGAGCGACTTGTCCGAGGTGATCGCAACGCTCCCGCAGGAGCGCCAAGACTATTTCTATGGAATCATCAAGAGCCTCATCGAAGAGGCCGAGCTTTCACGAAGCGCTGGCGCGCCTCAAAGCGGCGGCTCTCGGTAGCCCGGACGACATCAGGCGCCGGTTCGGCACGAAGCCGATACAGCTTCTGCGCTTTATCGACCCGTCGATGCGCTTCCCGAAGAAACTCCGCCACATCTTCGCGCTCATTTGGCTGCGGCAGGATCAACAGGGCCGGCCCGCAACGCGTTTCATCATCAAAGGCCCGCGCGGTGGTGGCAAATCGAAAATCCTCGGCGCGCTCGGGTTCGTGAAATGGTTTCTGCAGCTCTTGAGCATCGTTGACATGGGCGGCTCGCTCCAACAGGCGCAGGGTGTCTACAATTACTTCGTCGGCCACATCTACACGCAGCCTGCGATCGTCGGCGCGCTCCCGGACGAGCCGACGATGCACAAGACAGAGAGCGACAAAGGCAACTACTTCAAAGCCGTCGCCGCCTCACCGAAAGCCGTGCGCGGCCCGCACCCGGACAACCTCTTCATCGACGAGGCGTGCGAGACGAAGGACCAGCTCATTCTCGACGCGATGCCGATGGTGAACACGTCCGACAATTCGCTCGTGGTGATGACATCTACGTTCCACAAGATATTCGGATTCTTTCAGGAAACGTGGGACCGCGCAGGGGAGCTTGGCTGGGTCCGTCTCTCATGGGACAGCTTCGACGTATGCGCGCAGTTCAGTCCCGACATCTGGAAAGACGAGCGGCTCCTGCGGGAGATTCCCGACCTCACGATCCTACAGGCCGGAGGGCGATCGCTTGAAGCGCGCGCGGCCGGCCGCCTGGGCGATCCGGAAGGCTGGATACCGATAGACAACATCATTCAGGCGTGGCGTGAGAAATCCAGCGTCGACTACTTCGATGTCGAGTTCATGGGCTCCCGCCCGAGGGCCGAAGGCATGGTCAACGACCCCGAGGACGTGGACGCATGCGTGATCGACGATTTCGGCGACTATGCCTATCGCCCGGGCGCTGAATGCGCCGGCGGCATCGACTGGGGCTTCTCAGGCATGACCGTCTGGGACGTGGAGATGGCGCACCTGAACAACGTCAAAGTGCAGCTCGAATGCCGCATCTACACGCAGGTACTGGCCGAGGTCGTCTGCGCTGAAATCGCCGAGGACGTGGTGAAGTATCGCATCCGAACGATCCACGCGGACGCGTCGCATCCGTTCGAGAACGCAGCATTGCGCGCCGCGATCATCAAGAAGATCAATGAATTGCCCGAGAAGGAGCAATTCCGCTGCACGGTCATCGAGGTGCCGTTCGGCCGTCCGGTGCAGATCGCGGAAAAGGACGGGCGCGAGGACAAGAAACGCGACGTGAACCGCAAGCTCGGCACCGAGAAGGAGATGATGCTCGGCAACTACCGCGCCTATTTCCAACGCCGACTACAACGCATCCCGCGCTGGTTCAAGGAAGCGATCTGGCAGCACAAACGGTATCGGTATCAGGAAGGGTCCGATAAGCCGCTCAAAGAAGACGACCACTGCCCGGATGCGAAGATGCTCGCCCTGCGCCGATGGCCGCTCGGCAAAATCGCGAGCACGCTTCCGAAAGCTGAAACACCCAAGCGTGGCGCGGCGCACAGCACAGTTACAGGTGGATTGCTGGACGAGCGGTTCTAACATGGTATGCTTTATGCATGGCATCTGACAACGTGCATCCTGTGGGGCAAGCTTCTGCCAACTGCACGGAACACGACGAACTAACGCACAACGTCGTCAATATAATAAATGACCTCACCTCCAAGGGTGTGCCAGCCTGCCTGGTAATTGGACTGACACCCAACGGCGACACAAAACCCCTCTTCTGCCTCAAATATATCGATGAGAAACACCCGCACCACCAGGGAATTCGTCGAATGATCGATGCGGCCGAGATGGCATTCGACGGCGGCTACGTGCGACTGAAAGAACAGAGCGGCACCGAATAGCTGTACACAGCGCTAGACTGCTCGGCTCCATAACCAACGTGAGAGTGCGTGCTATTATTTCACCATGGCACAAAAGAAGATCGGGCATACCGATCCTGCTGCTCCCAAAAAGACTCCACCTAAGCGCACTGCCAATCGATCCAAGGCTACGAAGGGCTTGGAGATCGGCGACACCGGCACGCGCATTCTCTCAGGCATCATCCGCGAAGAGTACAATCCAAAGCTCCGCGACCGCGCAGGCCTCGATGTCTTCGATGAAATGCGCAAGAGCGACGGTACATGTCGCGCTGCCGTGCTCGCGTGCTCGCTCCCGATACGCAGCGCTGACTGGTATGTCGAGCCTGCGAGCGAAGATGCTGCGGACAACGACATTTCGGACTTCGTGGCCGCCGCACTCTTCGAGTACCCATCACTCGGATGGGACGATGTGCTGCGCCAAGCACTTATGTGTTTGCCGTTCGGCGTCATGGTGTTCGAGAAAGTATTCACCACGCGCAATTGCAATGGCAAGACGTGCATCGTGTGGGACAAGTTTGCACCGCGCATGCCGCGCTCAATTTACCGCTGGGCCATTGGCGGCGATAATGCCGACGGTATCACGCAATTCCGCAGCGATGGCAGCATGGCAGAGATTCCGATGGAGAAGCTTGTCGTCATCGTCAACGAGATGGAGGGCATGAACTGGTGGGGCACGTCTATACTCCGACCCGCATACAAACACTGGTTCCTCAAGAATAATCTCTACAAGATCGACGCTATTGCACATGAGCGTCAGGGCTTGGGCATTCCGTATGTGAAGCTCCCGGAAGGTTATACGGAGGGCGACCGCGGCAAGGCCGAGACGATCCTGAAGAACCTGCGCGCGAACTCGCATGCGTTCATCATTGAGCCGTATGACTACGATTTCGGTTTCAAGGACATGATGTCCCACACGACGCGCGATCCAAGCCAGTCGATCGCGCATCACGACCGGCAGATATTGATCTCCGTCCTCGCACAATTTCTTCAGCTTGGGGCATCGAACAGGGGTGCAACGGCAAGCGGCAGTCGCGCGCTTTCGCAAGACCATTCAAAGCTTTTCCTGAATTCGCTTGAAGCCGTGGCAACTCAGATCACAGACGCGTTCAATGCAGCAATCAAGGAGCTTGTCGATCTGAACTATGATGGTGTCCAGAATTATCCGAAGTTGGCCTTTACCGGCCTCAGCGAGACCGACGGACTGCAATTGTCCACGGCCTACGCAACGCTCATTACATCCGGCGGTCTCCAAGCTGGCAAAAACGACGAGCAGTTCTTCCGCGAGGTGCTCGGTTTGCCCGAGCGCGATCCGGATGAACCGCCGATCGTCCCCCCTGCGCAAGAGCAGAATGTAACCGACCCCACCACCGAGCCGGACCCTAAAAAAAAAGCCTATCGCGAGCGGCGAGCCTCGGAAGCCACCGGCACATTTAAGCCGTGGCGCAAGCTCACGTTCGCAGAGCAGAAGGTGAACTTCGACGGCCTGCAAAAGCAGATGGATCAGCTCGAAGCTGACTTTGACGCGAAGACACGAGAACTCCTCCACGGTGCGCGCGACACCTATATGGCGGCCTTCACCAAGGCAGCTCACGCAGGCGACGCCAAAGGCATCAAGGACGCCACCCTGAAAGTACAAGCCGATCTCGCACGCATCATCAAGCAAGCCATGACTGCGGCCTTCCTGTACGGCAAGAACAATGCCGCCAAGGAAATCAATGTCGCAGCCCCGCCGAACCCCATCGAAATGCTGAGGCAGATCGACATCCAGGCTGACGCCATTGCCGCGCATCAGATCGCGCGCATCGAAGCCGACAGCAAGATCGCCTATGTCAACGCGCTCAATACGGGTTCGTCGCTCACCACCGCGCTCGGAGAGGCCGATGCGGCCGCCGGAGAGACGATCGATACGGTTACCGGCGATGCGTCATCGGTCCTCATGTCCGCGTATATCAATCAGGGACGCAATACCGTCTTTGCCAACAATGCGAAAGACATCTACGCCTTGCAACGCAGTGAAATCCTCGACAGTCGCACATGCGGTTTCTGCCTTTCGATGGATGAGCGGATCGTGAGCATGGATGATGACCTTGCCGCCACTGACATATTCCACAGCAATTGCCGCGGCATCTGGGTCGCCATCCTCAATGACGAGGCCGAGAAGCCGGACATCACCGGAGTGCCGCAGTCGCTTCGAAGCCGGTTTGGAAACTCCGTCAACGATCTTGTGCAGCCACCCAAGCCAATCACGAAAGCGAACACGCCCGCGCGTGCTGAGGCCGATAGACGCGCACAAAATTGATGGACCCGATAAATTCCTACGAGTGTGACGTGTGCGGCAGAGCATTCAATGGCACCGACGAAAACGTGAGATGCGATATACGGTACGACCGTCCGTGCTATCACGGGGCCGACATTGGCATCAGTCGCCGCGTCTACGAGCGGCATATGCAGACACTTACCGACACTTGGCGAAATTAGGCTTCGATACCTCTGCGCACGTACGTCTTTTTGCAGTTCTGGCACTCGTCGCCCGCGACGAATACCGAGATCACGAATAGCATCACGCCCGCCGCTTCCATCAAGTGTCCAACGTCGCGCAATAGCGAAAACGGCGTGACGACGAAACCACAGAAGAGCAGCAACACGCCGGCCGATATCACCTTCACACGGCGAGGCCGCAGCGTGTAGTGGCTGCAATTATCACACTTCTTTCTCATATGCTTGAATCGTACTACGCCGCGAGCGCGCGTCAACGTTATCCACTTGCGCACCTTGCCCTTGGGCAAATGACCGTATCACGTGCTGTATGATACGAAGATGAAGCAGCAGCGCGATAGCAAGCAGCGAATCGCGTTGGTCCAACGGTTTGCCGAGGGACCCGCCGCTCCGGAGGAGATCCAGGTTGTCCCTACGGGCAAATGGGATCACCCAGCATATGGCGAGATGGAGATCACATCCGCCGACATCGCCCGGTTCGTAGAGAACTTCAAGGCGAAGGTGCGACTCGATCTGCCCATTACTGCCGGGCATGACAACGGCATGAGCGGTGGCGAACTTAACGCCATCGGATGGTTCACTGAGCTTATAGATCGCGGCGTCAATGGTCTGTGGGGAGCCGTGAAATGGACGGAGGAGGGTAAGAACCTGCTCATCGAAGGAGCATTCAAGTACTTTTCTCCCGAGTTTTACGAGCAATACTCGGACCCAGAGACGGGCGCGAAATACGAGCATGTTCTCGTCGGCGGTGCTTTAACGAATAAGCCGTACTTCAAGGAATTGGAGCCGGTAATGGCGTTTAGCGAACCCGATATTATGAATCAAATAACAGATTTATCTATGAATTTGAAAGATATCTTGGCAAAGAAGCCGAAAGAGCTATCCGAGCCGGAGAAGGCGTTTCTCAAAGCACACAAGAGCGAACTTAGCGCCGAACAACTAAAGACGTTCGACGAAGTGGTCGCCGAGGAAAGCGCGGAAGACAAAGCTTCGCGGGAAGCAAAGGAGGCCGAAGAGAAGGCGGCGGCTGAAAAGGCCGCAGCGGATCAAGCGGCAGCGGATGCAGCAGCTAAGGCAGAAGCCGAGCGCCTGGCATCCGAGAGGGGCAAGGTCATCACCATGTCCGAAGCGGAAGCAAAAGCACTCCGCGAGAAAGCGGATCAGGGCGCAAAGGCATTCGCTGAGCTCGAAACTATGCGAGCTGAAAAGACGGCGGAGAAGCACATCCTCTCGGAGTCCAATAAGGAGGGCCGTTTCCTTCCGAAGCAAAAGCCGGCTCTCGCGACGTTCATGCGCTCCCTGTCGGAAACGCAGCGCGATCAGTTCCAGACGCTCATCAGCGGTATGCCAAGGGCATCCCTCTCCTTCAAAGAGCTCGGCGATGGCGGCAAACAGGAAAACGATGTCGTCTCCGAAGTCGACACGGCCGTCAAAGCCAAGATGACAGAGCTGAAGCTCAGCTACTCTGACGCTCTCAAGAAGGTATTTGCGGAGGATAAGAAACTCGCGCAACGCTACAACGATCACATGAGCGGCCAGGAGGAATAATTACGAAAATAATCCAATTCATTTATGTCTCAATCAGTACGCGACTTCGAGAAAAGCCTGACCGCCGATAACGCGATTGGCCAGTACCGAGTCGTCAAAGTAACTACAACGGGCGTTGACGTTGCCACGGCAAACACCGACGCGATCGTCGGCGTTGCCCAGAACGGTCCTGCCGCAACCGAGCAATGCACGTTCCGCTTTATCGGCACAACGAAATGCGTCGCATCGGCCGCTATCAGCGCAGGCGCGACCGTCACCGCCACGACCGGTGGCAAGATCGTATCCGATTCGACCGACAAGCACGGCATCATTGGCCGCGCGCTTGAGGCCGCTGCGGCAGACGGTGATGTCATCGAAGTATTGCTTACGGTAGGCGTCACGCTGTCCGTTTAATTCGTTCATTTAATTCTCAATCCCTATGTCAACAAACCAATATCTCGGCGTAGACCCGATGCTGACCAATGTCGCCATCGGCTACACAAACGATGACTACATCGCCGAGCAGCTTCTGCCGACGTTTCCCGTCGCCAAGCAATCGGGAAAGCACTTCATCTACGACCGCGGACGCTTCCGCAACGTGCCGAACAAGCGCGGAACCGGCTCACCCTCGAACGAAGTAACGCTCAAGCTGACCACCGGCCTTCCGTACTTCTGTGAGGACCACGCACTCAAGCAGTTCGTCCCGGACGAAGACGTGAAGAACGCCATTACTCCGACCGATCCGTTCCAGGACGCGACGGAGAATGTTACCGACCTTCACTTTGTCAATCGCGAGATCGAGACGGCAGCGATGCTGACCTCGACCTCGAACCTTACGCAGAACACGACGCTTTCAGGCACGTCGCAGTGGAGCGACTTCTCGAACTCGGACCCTATCAAGGACATCCGAACGGGCAAGCAGACGATCCACGCGGCCATCCACAAGAACCCGAATACGCTCGTCATGGGCCGTCAGGTCTGGGACAAGCTCATCGACCACCCGGCATTCTTGGAGCGCGTAAAGTATTCGCAGCTCGGAGTGATGACCGCCGACCTCATGGCCCGCATCTTCGAGGTTGACCGCATTCTCGTCGGCCAGGCAGGCAAGAACACGGCGACCGAAGGCCAGACGGACAGCATGTCGTACATCTGGGGCAAGGACGCCTTCCTCGCGTACATCGCGCCGAAGGTCCAGCCGAAGATGATCACACTCGGTCTCACCTACACGTGGGAGCAAATGCAGGTAGAGCGTATGCGCGGCACGGACGAAGAGGACCGCAAGGGCACCTACATCCGCGTCGGCAACTTCTACTACGATGAGAACATCATCGCTGCATCGGCGGCATACCTCATCAAGACCGCAGTCGCATAATTATTCGCGCGTCAGCCCCGGCCATGTGGTCGGGGCAGGGGCGATAAACACACAACGATATGTCAGAAGTATTTCGAAAACAGGTCCCGATCGTCGCGACTGAGTATCAGATCGAGAACAAGGCGGGTGTTACGCGCACAAAGCGCACCGGCACCGTGCCCTATGAACTCGCAGTGGCAACCTTCGATACAGCCGCGAACGACAGCGCGGGCGTGGCCAATACGGCCATCGGCGCTCACGGCCTCGGGGTGTACATTCCAACGAAAGCGATCATCACGCGCGCATGGTACGACAACGTAACCGCGCCGGATTCCGCGGCTCATACCGCGACAATCGCGATCAAGATACAGAACGCGAACGATCTCAAAACGGCGACCCTTGTATCGGATGCGACCTTCACGACCCTTGGCGCGAATGAGGGTGTCCCGGACGGAACAGCCGCAAAGATGATCAAGCTCACGGCTGTGCGTGAGATTGTCGTCACGACTGCCGTGCAGGTCCTCACCGCAGGCAAGCTCAACATTTACGTAGAATATGTCCTCAGCGACTAACTAATATGAACACCTTCTTTGTGAAAACGAGCCTTAAGCACGATGGCATCGAGTACGCAGCAGGCGAAAAGATCACACTCGATGCCGAGTCGGCCCAGCCGCTTCTTGACGCAGGCGTGATCCAAACCGACAGCCTCGACACGCCAGAACCGGAAGTAGTGCAGTCAGAGCCCGAACAGACAAGCGCCGATGTGGCGCAAGTCGGCGGGACCGAAACGACATCGGGCGAACCGGCAATCGATCCTGAGACCATGAACGCCACGGCTGATACGGCCGTTGATGTGTCCCCGCCTGTCGAGACTTCGCCTGGCGCTGACGTTCAGGACGACCCGTCGGCAAATCTCTAGCATATGATCACCAAGCCATTCACGCTCATAGCTTCCGCTCAGCAGAACACTGTATCAACGACCACAGGCACCGCCGTCGTGCTCGATCGCGGCGGAGAACAGCTCATTGTCGTTGCAAACGTCAGCGCTGTGGGCGGAGGCGCCGGCGCGGGCGACCTGCTCAAAATGATGGTTGATACCTCCTTTGACGGAGGCGCGACCTGGATCAATATCGGTCGCGCCGACCTCGCAGGGAACGCAGCCGCCAAAAAGCAGATCATGGTGTTCAATGTCGGACAGGCGGCAGGAACCCAGCCAATCGACGCCACCTCCGATCTCGGAGCCGCAGGCGTGCGTGAAATCGGCTTCGGAGATCAGATCCGCGCGCGCGGCATCACGACCGGCGCCAGTGCCGATTTCACTTATTCGATAACGGGCTATGACCGCGCATAACGTATGCCGAAATACACCATCAGGATCACGGCCGCCGACAAGCTGCATGTGCAGGAATCGGATACGACAATTCTTTCCGTCCAATTCGACATCCTTCGCGATGACGAAACCATCGAAACGCTGCGGCACGGCTTTCCGCTCGATACGAGCGGTTCCGATGTAGAAAGCGAGCTGCAAAAGGTGCTCGACGCGTACATTCAGGACGCTCAAACGGCAGAGAGCAAGGCCGTATACGCACAAGCGGACGCGCAGGCGGACGCAACCATTGCCGAGATCGTAGGAAAGGAGATTAGCAACTAGCAAAACTATTTATGGATAAAGCAGTTCAGTTGGTTCACGCAGGGCTCATCCCCATAGACGCGAATGTGAGGATGCGCCACCTCGATCGGTATGGGCACGTCAAGCCGATCTTTCAAGAGAACGCGCTGTGCATTTCACTCATCAAATCCGGCAGGCTTTCGCCTCTTTGGATCAACCGATGGTATTCCTCCCTCCTAGCGCCCTTCTTGGGCTACTGGGCGACGGAAAAGGACGGCAGGAACGCCGTTACCGACGCAGGCCGCGCGGCAGTCGCTTCCCGTATCAATGGCTCCGGTGGCGCTGCGGCTTTCACCTCGATCGGCCAGGGGACCGGCACCACCGCGGCCGCAGCAGGCGACACAGCACTCCAGACCGGCGTAAAGGCTGATGGCACAGCCGATGGGGGCGTTCATGCCCTCGCAACCGCGAGCGTCACCGTCTCACGTGTAACAACCACGGTCACGAACGACACCGCGCAGCTCGTCGGCACCGTCTCCGAAACAGCAACCATCGCCGTAACCGAGTCCGGTGTCTTCAACGCCGACACCAGCGGCACGCTTTTGTGCCGCCAGACCTTCTCGGCGGTCAACGTTGTGTCGGGCGATTCCCTTCAATTTACGTGGAAAATTAAGGCCGCCTAACGGCGTATGGCGCAGCAATATCTCATCGGCTCAGGACCAATGCCGACAACTGCCTCGTTCGCGACACTCGCGACAGGGACGAACATCATCACCCTCTTGCAAGTGAAAGCGAGCGCAACTGCCACATTGAAAATCATCGAATGGGGCATCTCGTTCGACGGCTCAGCGGCAGCAACGCCGATTAAGGTGGAGTTGTGCGAAACTGACGTTGCGGCAACGGTCACCGCGTCCGCCTCGGCAGACCTAATGAAATATAACGCCGAGGCGCTTTCTGGCGGCGATCCAACCACCAACTTGATACCCGTTGGCACCAGCTCGACCGGCTACAACGCCTCGGCCGAGGGCACGATTACGACTGTGCGCGAGTTCGATATCCAACTCATCGCGCCGACGAACCAATACGTGAAGCAATTTCCGCTTGGGCGTGAGCCTGTCATTCAGGTCTCGAAGTTCGCGCGCATCCGCGTCAAGGCGGGAACCGGTGTCAATGCGTACGCATACATGGTCGTCGAAGTATAGCTTTATGAGATATGGCTACGACATTTCTTGAACCGGGTGGCGATGCGGACTTCGCGGTAGCGGCAACGAGCGGTTTTTGGAAGAGCCTTTCCGGAGTCCCCGCAGTTGCGACCGATTTTGTTCACGGCGCACATATAAAATCGATCAAATACCGGCCCGCAAACTCTGATGCTGTCATTACGCCCAATGCGGTGGTGGCAGACGCGGGAGCAAGAATTAGTTTTTATTTATATATAAGTGCAGGCCCGTCCGCAGCCGTTGATTTTGTTGTGGTGCGAAAAATTAACAATGGCTCTAATTGTCTGAAAGTAACCCTTACGAGCGGCAGGACATTGCAGTTACTTATTGGTGGCTCGAACGTTCAAATGGGAAGCAACGGTTCGACCTTATCGACCGGCCAATGGTACAGAATTTCTCTAGCGTATACCATCACGTCGACGACGGTAAACGAATTCCGGCTATTTGTAAATGGCGTACTGGATATTTCAGTAACTAACGCGACTCTCACCAATATCGTTTCTAGTTGTGTAGTTATCGGGAACACAGGTGGCAATTCAACCTTTGACCTTCGTTCAAGTGATCACTATTTTGATAACTCAAATGCCCTCACTGATACGGGCGATATTTGGGTTACGGCTAAACGCCCCAATGCAAACGGCACGACGAACGCGTACAGCACGCAAATAGGCAGTGGAGGATCGGGTTACGGCTCGGGTCGATCCCCGCAAGTGAACGAGAGACCGCTTTCAACGACGAACGGGTGGTCGGACGCTGCGCTTCATACTGAAGAATATAATATCGAAAGTGCATCGACAGGAGATATAGATATTTCTGCCGCTACAATCGTAGACTACATGGGATGGGTGAGTGCCGATTGTGCCGTTGGCAGTGAGACAAATACACTCATTTTGAATGGCACGAACAACAATATTTCAATTACTACTACTACGACCGTTTTTACCAAGATAGCTGGCTCCTCCACCTACCCTGCGGGAACGGGAGCAGACATTGGAATGAAGAATGGAACGAACGGAACGAGCGGAAGACTGTATGAGTGTGGAATCATCGTCGCCTTTATTCCAGCAGCAGCAGTGTCAATTCCGAACAAAATCTACCAATATTCGCAAGCCGTGAGGAGAAGCACCACTTACTGATATGGCACGTCTTGGCCGCGCACAGCCATTTAAACCTCTGATCAGAGTCCCTGTACGAAGTTTGTGGACCGCAACACTCACCGAGACCGTCAGCCATACGGACACGCTTCTGAAGACACCGGGAAAGGTGCTATCCGATACGGTCACATCGACTGACACTTTCCTAAAGCAGCTCGCGCGCGCCCTCGGCCTCGAAACGATCATCCTCACCGACACCTTCGCCAAACTCTACGGCAAGGTGTGCTCCGAGACGGTCACGCTCACCGACGCGCTGGTAAAGGCCGGCAGCAAGGTTTTGAGCGAAACTGCCACACTCACCGACACGCTCACTCGCCAGCTCACCCGTCTTCTCAGCGAAACCGTCACGCTCACGGATACCGTGCTCAAGACGGTAGCGAAGACGCTCTCGGATGCCCTTACCGTCTCCGATAGCCTGATCCGTCAGGGACAAAAGCTCCTTTCAGAGACGGCTACCTTAACGGACACCCTCATCCGGCAGCTTACCCGAAGCTTCGCTGAAACGGCCACCCTGACCGATACCCTCCTAAAGCAGCTCGTCCGATCGTTGTCCGAAACTATCACCCTGTCCGACACGGTTCTGCGGACGCCAGCAAAGGTGCTTGCTGAGCTGATCGCCTATACCGATTCCATGCTCCGGGGCCTCACACGCGCTCTCTCGGAGACGATAACCCTCAGCGATACCATCCTCCGGCAGCTCGCTCGCGTGTTTTCCGAGCAAATCACACTTTCCGACGCCCTATCGCGCGCCGCGAGCAAGCTCCTGGCCGACATCATCACTATGACCGACACCTTGGCTAAAGGCGCGACTCGCGTTCTTTCGGACGCCATTACTTTTTCGGATTTCCTGATCCGCCAAAGCACCCGCGCCATGAGCGAGCAAATTACCTTGACCGATACGCTGGTTGCATTCCTTCGCACCCCTGTACGCACGGGTGTGACCATCCTCGCCTCTATCGTACAACGCACCGTGCTATCATTGACGCAATGGAGCGCTCATCGCCTCGGCACGAATACCAAGATCACCGAACTCAGCACCAATCCGAAGGAGGCCACGAGGCTCGATACGAAACCCGATAAAACTATCTTATGAAATCCCTGCTGGCCCCCACAGAATCGTTCATCAAACTTGACCAGGGCCTTTTGACTGCGGATGCTGTCCCGGGTTCCAGTGTCGCGCTCGCGATAGAGAACACTGACGGCTTCGCAAATCACGATTTCATCGTCGTCGGCGTGGAAGGCAGCGAGGGAGCCGAGCTGTGCCAGATCAGCGCGGTAGCTACGGGCTCCATTACGGTTACGACCTTGCTCCTTGCGCACAAATCGGACGAGCCGATCACCAAGTACCGCTACAACAAGCGGAAGTTCTACGGCTCGCTCACCGCCACAGGCACCTACACCGAGTTAACTTCGTCCGGCTCCCCTGTGGTTATTCAAGTCGGCGATCCGCAAGGCGCCTATCTCGAATACACCGGCAGCGAGGGGTATCTGTATTTCAAATCCACGTACTTCAACAGCTACACCTCGGATGAAACGAGCATCGCCGATGCGACGGCCGTCCTCGCCGACGAAAGCGTGCGCTATTGCTCGCTCTATGCAATCCGCAAGCAGGCGCACCTCACGAAGAACCCCTTCTATCCGGAGCACCGCGTCGAGGCAAAGCGTAAGCAAGCCGAGGCCGAGATCAACGCTGCGATATTCGCACGCTATCAACTGCCGCTCTCCGAAATCCCCCAGACCATCTCCCAGATCTGCGAGCTGCTCGCCGCGGGCTATATTGAATACGAGGAATTCGGTGCCGACGGCGACGGCGGCAAAAAGCTCGGCGAGGCACGCGCGATCCTGAAGCGCGTCACGGACGGAAAACTTATCCTTCTCGATTCAAACAGCGTTGAACTACTCAGGGTCACCAAATCCGACAGACTCGACGGCTACCCAAATGCTACTGACACCGACGCAGCGCAATTTTCGATGGCCGACACATACTAACTATGACGGGCGGTCTCACACTCACCGTAACGATCGAAGGAGAGACCCAATTATCGCGCACACTCCTACTCATCGCCGATCGCGTACGAGACTGGACACCAGCCTTCCAGGAGACTGCATACATGCTCAAAAACCTTTTCAGCAATGACGTATTTGAAACCGAAGGGGCGGCCATCGGAGAGCACTGGCAGCCACTCTCGCCCACCTACGGCAGCCAGAAAGCAAAACGGTATCCGGGCAAGGGCATTCTTGAAAAGACCGGAACCATGCGCAACGGCTTCCTAACCCTTGTGCGACCCGACATGGCCCAGGTGTGGAACCAAGTCGAGTATTTCAAATATCACCAGTCAAATGCTCCTCGGACCAGACTCCCGCGTCGTGTTATGATGGCGCTTGACGAAAGAGGAAAAATAGCCGTAGTCAAAATCTTTCACAACTATTTCCAGGCGGTGGTCGCCAATCGAGCCGCAAACTTCCTATGACCGATCTTTATATCGACCCGATCATGCGGACGTATGTCGAAACCATCAAAGCGGGTACATCAGTATTCCAGGGCATTTTCTACGGCGATCCGATACGAGTCGCCGCCAGCCAGCTTCCCGCCCTCATCGTCGCGAAGGTCGATACGCGCGTAAGCAACATGACCAACGTGGAGGATATGCACCAAATCCGGCTCTCATTCACGGTAGTGACGGATATCCACGATACACTGAATGAGGATAGCCAGATAGTTGCAGGCGTAAATGCACTGTATAATATCATGGAGGGTCGGCAGAAAGACACGTACCTGCTCGACCCAAAGTCCCTGCTCTATATCTTGCGCCACAATGTCGAGATCGACCCTGCGAATAATCTTCGCACTGATCTTAGCACCATGAGTCGTGTCGATTACGGCATGACCATGGGCAAGAGAAAAGAAGCTGCGTGGAGTATTGAAGGGACGGTGGAGATCACCGCGCACTTTACCCAAATTCGCTAACCTTTTTTATGAAAGAGAAAAACGAGACCACAGACAAATCGACCGACGAAGCATCACCGGCCACACCGACGCAGCGCTTCGTTACATCGGGTAAGACGATCGACTTCCCCGCTCTCGACTGGGGCATTCATGCCGGCGAGACGCGCGAGCTTCCCGAAGATGAAGCCGCTCAAAAGACGATATTATCAACCACATTTATCACTTTAGTAAAATAACCTTATGGCTAAGACGAGCGGACGGCAAGTAGAAATCGGCATCGGCATCGAAACGACACCGGGAACCCCAGTAGCCGCGACGGATTACTTCAAGTGGGAGTCGTTCTCGTTTCAGAGCATGGCGGACAAAGTGCTCCTCAATTCAGCGCGCGGCATCCGCAACAAGACATCGAACAGTTTGACAATAAAAAAGTACGGCAAGGGCTCACTTGAATTCGTCCCGACCGTAGACATACTTCCGTACGTCCTCGGCCTCACGCTCGGCAGCCGCAGCTCAGGCACGCACTCGGGCGAGAGTGCGGTCTACGATCACACCTTCAGCGTCCAGAACGCGAACGCCAGCATGAAGACCGCGACCTTGCTCGTCGCGCAGGGAGCGGTGCAAACCGAACGCTACGCGAACTGTGTCGTCGATAAACTCAACCTCACCATCGACAAGGATTTTGCCAAATGCAAAATCGACGTGCTCGGGGCATTTCCCGACACCGGAAGCCTTTCGTCAAGCTATACCCTCGACACGCTCTTCTCGCGCAACGAGATGACGGCGACATTCGGCACCAGCTTCAGCAATGCCCTGGGCACCTTCGCCTCGACAACCTTGACCTCCGACGCAACGGCACCAGCCGACGGCGCCACGATAGTTATAGGGGCCGTCACGTATACCGCCAAGACGGCGCTCACCGGCGTACCCTACGAAGTCCTGATTGGGGGCTCCGCATCCGTCTTCTTGGACAACCTGAAGAGCGCGATAAACGACTCGGGAACCGAGGGCACCGCCTACGGCAACGGCACCCAGGCACATCCGCAAGTCATAGCGACGACTAAAACCGCCACCACGTTGCTGATAAAGGCACGTATATCAGGCACCACGCCAAACTCAATCGCCACCACGCAGGCAGGCACCTCGCACTGCACATGGGCGGGTGCGACCGTGAACTCCGGCACCCCCGGCACCGGTCCGAACCCCACACCGCTCGTAAACTTCTCCCTTGACATCAGCAACAACGTCCAATTTGACGACGCTTTCCTCTCCGGTGCGAACACTCCCGTCGCCGGCGGCTACATCGCCGGGCCACTTGAGATCAAGGGAAGCTATACCCTCCAATTCGCCGACACTACCGAGCTGAGTAAATACCAATCGAACACAAATAGCGCGCTGGTAGTATCCCTCCTGGGCGCTCTCCTCGGCACCGTACCAACACCGGAGCTGATCCAACTCAAACTCGGCAAGCTCATTCTCACTAAAGAGCCGCTTGAGTACAAGATCGACGCCGTCACTTACGTCAAGCAGGAATTCGAAGTGCAATACGACGCGACCGACAAGGAAATCAGCGCGATCGTCACGAACAATTACGTAGGCACTAACTACCAATAATATGGAAAACGACACCATTGCATTCACGACCAAAGGCGGCGTAGCCGTCGTCCTTCGAACATTCATCACTGGCCGCCAGAAGCGCTATATCACGGACGCCTTCCTCGAAGACGTGCAGCTCACGCAGGCAGGCGATAAGCAAAACTTCAGCGTCGCCGCAAGCAAGGCGAACGTCGCCACCGATCGCGCCCTTGAGAGCCTAATCGTCTCAGTTAACGGCAAGACCGACAACGTGGTCGCCGCGGTTCTCGATCTCCCCGCCGCAGACAGCGATGAGATTATCGCCAAGGTGAACGAGATAACCGCAGACAAAAAAAAAGACGAGACTACGCCGAAGACATAAGACGATTCATCGACGACCAGCTATCCGGCGACATCCTTATGCTGGAAATCATGAAGGAATACGGCTGGGATTACCAAACCTATCAAAGCCAGCCAGCGTGGGTGCTAGAGCTCGCGCAGAAGAAGCTTTCCATCGAATCGAAGAAAGCCAAGCAAGCAGCCGATGCTGTCCAATAACGTATGCCCAATGACACAGCGCTTACCTTAATAGTCAGGCTCCAAAACGAAGCGACCGCTGGGCTCGAAGCGCTCTCAACAGAGGTCAGCACAATAGCCAACGGCATGGTCGCGAAAATGCAGAGCGTGGGCGCGTCTTTTACCGCTGCCGGAGAAAAGATGGTCTCGATGGGCGAGAACATTCAATACGCCGGCATGAGAATGTCGATCGGCCTCACCGCACCCATCGTCGCCATAGGCACGCTCTTGGAAAAAGCTGCGGAAAGTCGGCAAGAGGCAGAAGACTCACTCTCAACTTCCATTTCCAATCAGATCGCTCAAGCCAACGCGAGTACCTCCGCTGATACGGGGCTCGCTTCCGCCAAGCAATTTCTCACGAACAAGCTCGACACGCTCAATGCTGAACTAGCCAAAGCAAATACGGTCACGGAAACGGCCAAGCAGCTCGCCAAGGATCACGGCGCAGCACAGGAAGCAGCTGCGGCGAAGATCGCCACCATTCAGCACAGCATCGAGCAGTATCGAGGAAAACTCGACCTCCTCTCGCAAGGCCAAGATCTCGCAGGCGCGTCGTCCGACAAACTCATGTCATCCTTCGAAGCGACCGCTAAAAGCTCTATTGCTCTCGGATTTTCATACAGCGATTCTCTTAATTCGCTTAACGCGCTTTTCACCGCGACCCACGACGTGACGCAGGCAACAGAGGCGAACAGAGACGCGATGGACCTCGCGCGCTTCAAGCACGAGGACCTCGCCACCGCGACCACACAGGTCAACCAGGCACTGCAAGGCATGGGCAGGGCGCTTACCACCCTGGGAATCCCCATAAAGGACGGCCTTACGCCCACCCAGGCGCTCGTAGCGCTGCATGCACAACTGGCGGATCAGGCGCGGCACTATGCCGAAACGGACGCTGGCAAAATGGCAGCCGCGCAGGAGCGCATCAATTTTCAAATGAGCAAGATGGGCAAGACTATTCTCCCTATTGTCACGAAATTTATGGAGCAACTCTCCTCGTGGTTGGAGAAGGTCGTCAAGTGGTGGGATACTCTAACCCCGAGCACTCAAGCGTGGATTGTCAAAGGGCTCGCGCTCAACGCAGTCCTCGGCCCGATTCTCGTCTTTCTCGGCAGCATCACCATAGCGATCGGGACACTGACAACAGCGATAGGCGTACTAGTTGCCGCGATTGGAGGCGCAGCCGAAGTCTTTATGGCGTTCGGCGTAGAAGGGCTGATCGTATTCTATCCAATCACCATTGTCGCACTGGCACTTGCGGCCATCGCATTTCTCGTATGGAAGAACTGGGGCACCATCAAGCCGCTGCTCATCGGCCTCTGGAACGACATCAAATTTGCATGGAATGCCGTCATCGACTTTCTCAGCGATAAAATACTATGGGTCGACAACGTCTTTCACGATGCATGGCAAGGGATAAGTGACTTTTTCCATTCCATCTGGGATGCAGCGGTCAAATGGTTTGATGATCATGTCACCACCCCGATAAAAAACAGCATTCAAGCCATTATTGATGCTTTCAACCGCATGAAAGCAATCGTGAGCACGCCGGTTAAAATCGTCAGCAACATCATAGGCTCCGTCGGAAGTTTCGTCGGCAGCGCGCTTCCACACTTCGCTGAGGGTGGCATCGTACCCGGCGCGCCCGGCCAGGCCGTCCCGATCATCGCCCATGCCGGCGAGGAGGTCATTCCGGCGAACCAAGTGGGTGCGCGCGCAGCCACGGTCAATGTCATCATCAACAATCCAAGTGTGCGGCGCGACAGCGACATCAGCGAAATGCGCAGACAGATCGAACAGCTCATGCGCCCGCTTCTCCTCAACGCCAAGGTCGTGCACGTCTAGCTATGGCACTCACGCTTACCATAGGAGGCAGCAACTTTCTTCCGCAATATAAAAACGGCAGCTCGCTGATCACCGAGCAGGTTCAGAATAAGGGAAATACGATCGACCTCGTGATTACCCAAAAAGTGGGGCAGACAGCGCCCGCCGTCGGCAAGGAGATCGTCTTCAAGGACGGAACCCGCTACCTTTTCGGCGGATTCATCACGCGCGTCGTACCGCACGAGACCGGCGTCGGTCAGATGATCGAATACAACGTCGAGGCGACCGACTACACCTATATCCCCATCAATAAATCCGCGCAGGCGACCTATTCGAATGCGAGCTTGTACGCGATCGTGACCGACCTCCTAAGCACCAACGTCGCGAGCGGATACGGGCTCACGACATCCGGCATCACCAATCCGGGGCCGACGATCACGACGGTCGCTTTCAACCACATTCCACTGCGGCAGTGTTTCGAGATTCTTGCCAAGCTCACCGGCTACATCTGGTACATCGGATACGACAAGGTCGTGCACTTCGTCGACCCGAATACCGCTCCCGCTGCACCGGAGTCGATCACCGACACGAGCAAAAATCACGAGACGCTCGCCATCAGCTATGACCTCAGCCAGATACGCAACGACATTACGGTGCTTGGCGGCACGCAGGAAAGTGCGGTCTATACGCAGACGATCACGATACCACCCGGCAGCACCGCGCGCGAGTGGGTCCTAGTGTATCCGGTGTGGACCATGTCGAGCATAAAACTCAACGGCGCCGCGCAGACCTTCGGGACCGATCCAGATCCGGAAGGAAGCAACTATGCGATGTATAACGCCTCGCGCGGATCGATGCGGCTCGCTTCCGGCAGCGCGACGCCCGTCGGCGGAGACGTGATCGAGGTGAAATTCACCTACCCGATCGACGTCATTACCGAGCAGCAGAGCGCCGCATCGATCGCGGCGATGGTAGCGCTTGAGGGAGGCGACGGCATCCACTCGTACACCATCGACGACAGCTCGATCATCTCAACCGATCAGGCCGTCCAGCGCGCACTCAAGGAGCTCGATCAATACGCGAATCCCATACTCACCGGAGAATTCGTGACGCGCACGGGTCTCCTCACAGCGGGGAGCTATTTCGCGCCGGGGCAGGTCCTCACGATCAACTCTCCCGCCTACGGTATCAGCGTTAATACGACTTACATCATCCAAAAAGTCGAGACAACGCTCGATGAGGACGGCACGACCGTGGAGTACCACTACAAGGTTACTTTCGGCGGCCGCCTTTTCGGAGTCGTCGATTTTCTGCTCGCGCTCGGAACTCCGATCCCCGCACTCAATGCCGATGGCCAGGTACGCAAAATTCACGCGAACTCCGAAGCGATAACGGTCACCGATACCGCGAGCATGACAAAGTACAGCGCGAACTCGCGGTGGGCGCCGACAGGCGGCCAGAAAGGTGTGTGGAATCTCAGCCAGTGGGCTTAAGGCGTGCTACTCTTTAAGAGAACCATGCAACAACTCAATGCACAAGAAGAAAGCCTCGAAATACGTGGAGAGCACCTCTTTGAGATTTTCGATACCTCAAGCCCTGAAGCGTCCGAAATAGAGCGACAGATCAGCGGCCTGACAGAGGGAAGGCACCTCTACAAACCGACGACGTACCGCGCGCGATACCACGCACTCATCGACGCTTTGCGCCCGTTTAAGACGCGCGAAATGCGGGTAACAAATCTCGTACCTCTTGTGGGACGGGCACTCATCGCACAGCGCATCGCAGGAACGCTGACATACACGGGTACGATCAATTATGGCGCACTCGGTTCTGGAAGCACCGCACCCGCATCAGGCGATGTAAAGCTCGGCACCGAAGTATTCCGCAAGGTGCCGGCCGTGCAGAGCGTAAGCTCGAACGTGGCCTCGATCCAATTCTTTTTCACCAAGGCGGACACAAACGGCACGTATCAGGAGTGGGGCACATTCATCGATGGCACCGCATCGGCCGACAGTGGCCAAATGTTCAGCCACCTCCTCACGGGTGGGTGGGTGAAAAGCGCGAGCGAGACGATGACGGTGCTCAGCACCTACACAATTTCATAATATGGCAATCACCGCAGGAACAGACATTCTCGCTTCAGATTTCATCAACACGTCAGCCGGTGCGGGCGATAGCGGTAAGGCCCCGAAGCTCAATTCCAGCGGCAAGCTCGACAAGTCCTTCCCCTCGCGATTCGGCGTGAAGGCAATACAGACCGGCACACAAGGCTTCTCCGATGGCCTGGTCCTACAGTTCGCTGGCGAATCGTGGGACGACGACACGATGCACGACAACGTCACCAACAACACCCGCATCACATTTAAAACGGCTGGCACGTGGCTCGTGGGCGTTTCAATCACAGGGACCGGCGGCTCATCCAACTCGGCAAACATGGTCATACGGCTCAACGGCACAACCGTCATCGCCGGTGGCGCGGTCACCGACACGATAACGACCAGTAAGGTGGGCGGAACGGCAACGCTCATGCGTGCCTTCATCGTGAACGACTACATCGAAGTGCTCGTGTACGGCACCAACTCCCCGACCACGTCCGGAGACGAAGGAACGCACATCTGGGCGCAGATAATCCAGACAACATAATGACGTATGATCCTCGAACCGCCGGAGCTTGTTCAGTACCACAGCGATCACGACTTGCTCATCCGCCTCGATCAGAAGGTCGATGGTATGGTCGAGAAGATCGATACATTGACCGATGACCATGAGACCCGCATCCGCGCGCTTGAGCGTCAACGATGGATCATCGTAGGCGGCGCTACCGTACTTTCCACACTTGTCGGTTACGCCGCGCAGTTCTTTCATGCCTGAACCGCAGTTATCCTCATGCCCTTGCCTTTGCGTATTTCGTCCACCGACCGGGTGATACAATGAACCACATATGAAGCTTGACGATTTCAAGCGTTCTCTAAAAAGCCCCTTGCGAGACGCCGTTCTCAAGAAATACCCCCAGGGCAATATCATGCAGTTTTGGGGCGAGAACCCCGAACTCTATTCGTCTTCATACGGGCAACACGACGACTATCATCTATACCTCGGTGGCCACGCCGGCATCGATATCTTCACTCACTACGGCGACGAAGTGCTTGCCGCCCACGATGGCTACATCCTCAAGATTTACACCGATCCCAAGGGCGCCGGCGGCCTGGGCGTCTGGATCGCCAGTGATCCGCTAGACGGCGAGACGCCGGGGAATAGCGCGGTCTGGACTGCCTACTGCCACCTGAAGGACTACACCGTTCGCGAAGGTCAGCGCGTAAAGCAGGGCGACGTGATCGGCCACCTTGGCAATACTGGCTTCGTCGTCTCTGGCAACGTCGCCTATTGGGGCAACGCACCGGCAGTCGTCGGAGCACACCTGCACTTCGGCCTTTACGAGTACGTCCTGAAGAACGGACAATGGGTGTCACGCTTCACCAATCCGATGATGAACTCAGAGGACCCTCTTCCATATCTGACGGGAGATTGGACAGGCGATATCGGTGTCCTCAACAACATAATGAAATACATCAAAGCCGTCTTTGGAAGGTAGGCGCAATGCGAACGCCTGCCCTTCAAAGCAGGAATTATAAATTAGAAAAACTAATTCCATGTTCACACAAGGTTCAATCGCGCAGTCAATCTGGCGCGCATTAGTAGCAGCCCTCTCGTTCGCCATCCCGCTCATCGGAATGGCCCTTCCCGGTTGGGAGAGCATCACGGTCGGCTCAATCGTCTATGCGATTTTACACTACGCGCAAAAACAAGTTGGGCTCTAATAAGTACCAAGTCTGCATTTTCCTCGTCATCTTCGCTGTACTTTTTGCCGCGGCCATGACGACCTAGGAGAAATCCATCGTGCGCCCGAAATCCGATGAAACGAAGCGACATAAATGGCTTCATCAAGAAGAACTGGAAGAAGCTTGACGACTTCCAGCTTGCCGCTAAATGCGGCGTATCCCTCGCCGCCATTCGCCTCAGAAGGAGCGCGCTTAGGCTACTTCGCGACCCACAAGTCGATCCAAAACAGGCGGTAAAAGAGGCCTCACAAGCCCAAAAGCGCCAAGAAGAGCGTAAACGGGAAAAGCAGCAACTTTCCTATCTCATTAAAGAGAACGAGCGGCTTGAACGCGAAGTTCAGGCCGCTTCTGCGCTGCGTCGCCCCGTTCAGAACTACAAGATCGGCCGCTCGCAATCGCTCAGTGGCGAGGCGACGATGATCGCCCTGGCTTCCGACTGGCATCTCGAAGAAGAGGTTAAGGCCGCCCAAGTCAATGGCCTCAATACCTACACCCTCGAAATCGCCCGCGCCCGCGCGCTCAGCTACTTCTCCACTCTCCTTCGGCTCATCCAAATCGAGCAACAGAATACGAAGGTTGACAACCTCGTACTGGCCCTACTCGGAGACTTCATAACCGGCGACATTCACGAAGAACTCGTCGAAACCGCCAAGCTCGGTCCGACGGAGGCCTGTCGCTTTGCCCAAGAGCTAATCATCTCCGGTCTGGATTACCTCTTGAAGAACTCCAAGCTCAACATTCTGTGCGTTTGCCACTCGGGGAACCATGGCCGCACCACCAAGGACCAACGGCACGCAACAGAGCACGCTCACTCACTCGAATGGCTGCTATACAACAACCTCGCAGACCGATACCGAGACGAGCCGCGCGTGACGTTTCAGATCCCCGATTCTTACCATTCCTACGTTCAGGTGTACGACTGGACGATCCGCTTTCATCATGGCCACGCCATCAATTACGGAGGAGGAGTAGGAGGCATTACCATCCCTGTCCGTAAGGCAATAGCGCAGTGGAACACCCTCAAACGAGCCGACTTCGACTGCTTCGGGCACTTCCATCAGGCTTTCGACGGCAGCAACTTCGTCGCGAACGGCTCGATGATTGGCTACAACGCCTACGCCCTTTCGATCAAAGCCGGGTACGAAGAGCCTATACAGATGCTCTTTGGCATCCATTCCAAGCTCGGTAAATTCATTACCCGCCCCATAAAATTCGTATGACCTCTATGCCTGATCACCTCGCTACCCTCGCGCCGCTGATTGAAGCGGTGCTCCGCAAACCAGGTAGCGTATCCCACAAGACACGCCTCATCCTCCATACCATCGCCGACCAAAAGCGGCAGGAAATTTACAAGTCCCTCGGAATCCGCCAATCGGCAGAACCGAGGTGGGTTCCTAAATTACCTGGTGTTCGCTAGTCCCCGAAAACCTATCTTCGCGCTGCAAATCCGATGGTGATCTGGCGCGCATCGCCGTGCACAAACACATTCACATCCCCTCGGTATATCCCGAGCAGAGCCTGATAAAGGCGCTCGCACACGCGCTCAATATCCGCATCGCTGTATTCACTAGGGACCCATACCGCTTCGCCAGCGTCAACGAACACCGCGATGCGCTCCCCTTGTTTCTCTAACCTAACCACTTGCCGAACCCAAAGATTTTCGAGAACCTGCACGCATATTCCAAACTCGATGTCGCGCACTGTCAATATCGGCTCATGATAAAACGAGAACGTCGCGTCGCGATAATCGCCAACGTCGGGCTTCCAGTCGCCTTGCGGAGGCACACCGACCACCAAATTGCCTTCCGGACGAAGATACTTGTCGTACGCCTCGATTATCTTCCGCCCGAGCTTCTGTCCCATCTCCATATTTTCGACAGACCGCTTCCCATATTCTCTCGCAGCGGCCACTACTGCTTCAATTCTGCTCATCTGCCCTTTCCTCAAGACGCCCTACTTCAGATGGGCTCTTTCCATCGGTCGCCATCTCTATAATGTCGTCAAGCAGTTTCACTATCCTGGTCCGAGCGATCACCCCTACCAAGCCCACGTCCCGATCAACTGCATCACAAACCCGAGGACAAGGAGCTGCAACCCTGTCCGATGATCGAAGAACAGCGTATTACGCACCCACGTACGTATCGGCGTATCAGGATTATCGATAATCTGCCTGGTTATCCGAGAAGGCGGTCCACCGGGATACTGCTCTACGTCCCCATATTTCTCCATCCAAGTCTCAAAAACGCCGCTAACTTCGAACTGTATGATACCCGCAATATCGAACATTAGCCCAGCACTCGTCAGCCATTTTCCACGCGCACCAAAGTGTTCCCAAACGCCAGCCACAGTGCACAGAACGCCCGCTATTAGCAGTCCCACCAAAAATATCTTCATGCTCGGCTTCATAATGCATTTTTCTCCACCACACCAAACCGCCCTCTACCTTCTGATTTCAGAAAGCTGGCCGAGAACCCGTCACATTCCACTGTACGCATCAGTCTTAGTCATCTGTCGGACTAAGAACAAGCGCCCTCTCGCACCGATCCAAGTCAGATGGGAGCGGAGACAGGGCGGCCGTCTTTTCCCGCTCCTTTCGCACTTGCACCTGTACGGAGCTTATTATTTTTGGCGGCCGAGGTTTCTCTTCGTGTTGGCCGATCCGAAGTCGTGGAATGATCTGTGCGAGATTGGCTGAGAGTAGCGGCGCGGACATTATGCGGTTATTCCGCGCGGGCTATTAACTGACCAGTGGCGAACGCTCACACCGCCGCAATACTTCGCCCTTACGCTACTCCGAGCCAACCTCGAAACGCAAAAGCCGCCTCTTACGAGACGGCCCTTTGCTGCATGGGGAATGCTTTGTACGCGCGGCCGTTACCGGCTCTCACGCACACTAAGCATTCTACATTCCCCACATGCATTTCACAATTCTACCGCACCGCTTCACGAACCCTTCACCCACCTGTGGACAACCTCAATCCCTCCCCACCGACCTTCCCCGCCAATCCACCACACTCACATGCAGGTTCGGGTTCCGATCCTTCTCTAACCGCTTCACCGCCATCGCATCGTCAAGCAGTTCGTACCGTCCCACAATACGATCATGCACCTTCACCTCGTACAGCCTCGGTTCCTGGTATTCGTCTGTCATCTCCCAACTCCTCACCGGCACAGATTCGATGCCATATCCCTTCCTATAGACCCACCTACGTTACATCTTCACGTAGGTAGTCTCCGTAGGTAGCCAATACAATGCGCAAACCCCGCAATTTCAACCAGTTCCGCCACTGTTCGCGCGTCGTTTCCTCCGCGACTAATTCATATGCATTGGGCTTCTTATTCCCCTCCTACATGTCGGGGACCGGGGGACGTGCGGCTGGTCGCTCACGCTCGCGCCGCCCTCTCAGACCTGCGGTCCGAGCCCCCTCCGTTCCCAGCATATGAATTAGTCGCGGAGCGACGCAGCTCACAGGGCGGTCAGTCCACCACGGTTCACATGAAACAGTACGGTGCCTCCGTTCGATCTCACGCCACACCGTGCCATCTCCGAGTGGGGGCCTGCCCCTCGCCTCATTGTGGCAGGCGCAGCCCAGCGTCAAGGCACAAGGCCTTGACCCCGGGCACCCGTCGCCTGCCCCTGGGCGAGGCATTATCAGCCTCACTCGATCGATATGCCTCATTGCAGATGCGGACACTTCGGCTCAGAGCACTCCTGGCTCCGGCTGACCTGGGGCCAGTGCAAGAAGTGCCCCTGCGACCGCTACCGCTCGCTGACCGACCGCTTTCCGCCCAGGCCGGCGGTCAATCCCTATATCCGTCGCCTACGCCGCCGCAGATAGCGGCTGGCTACAATGGTCTCGGCTCCGCCTCGGCTACCGACCGGCGCTCGCTTCGCTCGCGCCTCGCTGTGGGCTATCGGAGCAGGCTTTTCGGACACCAGAGGCGTCCGAACTCGCCCTGTCCGATAGTCCTCGCCCGCCGTGCTATACTTCGTGCCAAGCCGCCGACTGCAACCGGCGGCTTTTTCGTTTGGGGCTTTCCTGGAAGGGAAAGGGCGGCTCTGTTGAGCCATCTTTCGCACTACGCCACATTTCCACGCAGTGCGGAAGTTGACGACATTCCACCAAGTGAGACAATGAACTCATTACAAAGTTGCAGCGTCGAGTGCGGATAATGCGTTCGACGAAAACAATGCGCGAAATCAAATTTAGGGCGTGGGATAAGGAAAATAAGAAGTGGCGGCACGGCAGCGACTTCCTCTTTACCGACAGCGGCAGTGTATTGCTTTACGACATCGAGGAAGGGAGAAAGCTCCCAAACCTGACTGGCAAGTGGCGGGAGGATGAGGACGGCAATATTGAACTTGTGCAATTCACCGGCCTCAAAGACAAAAACGGAAAACCCATTTATGAGGGGGATATTGTCCGTCGTCATTGGAGCGGAGGTAAGCCCGAAGACCAACCTGTAGTTTTCACAGAAGCAGCCTTCATGTGGGGCGAAGGCAAACGCGCCACCGGACTTAATGGTAACTGGGCCGAAGTCATCGGCAACATCTACGAGAACCCCGAACTGCTTCAATAGTCGAACAGCAGAGCTGACCCATATCACCTCGCCTCGACAACTGACCGTTAACCCAAACTTAGAACTTCCCAGCTACGCCGCAATCTATGGACTTCGCGGCTCACACCACTGCGCTGCTGATCGCCTTTGCGCTAGCCGTGGCCGCGTTCACCTTTCTTATCAAACGCATCTCTGGCGCCCTCGAAGCCGTGAACGTCCTGATCACGGACCCCTGCCTTTTAAAAAAAACTGTCTATGGTTAATGATTGAAAAAAGCGTTGCGGATTTGCATCACTAGGCCCATGCGATAATTCCTGGCAGGCCGTTCTTTCCCGCTCGCCTCGCACCGCGCCACCTCTTACCGACGGCAAGCAAGGAGCGCGGGTTGGGCGGCGGATTATGATTCTCGGCAACTACACAACGACAGGCGATCCGGTCGAACTTTCGGATGTTGACCGGAGACAGCATCTTTATGCCATCGGCCAAACCGGGACGGGCAAAACCACCTGGCTGCTTTCACTCATGGCCCAGGACTTTGCGACGCGCCGCGGCTTCTGCTTTATCGACAAGCACGGCGACGCCGCCAAAGCGATCTCGGATAGCTCACCGGTTCCGCACCTTTACTGGAAACCCGCCGACCTCTCCCACATTGTCGGATTGAACCCGCTCGAGAATGTGCCGCCGGACGACCGATGGCGCGTTACTGCCGACATCGTTTCTATTTTCTCGGATATATGGAAACTGGGGCCGGAGACGCCACGTTTGCTTTACTACTTGCGCGCCGCAGTCCGCTTGCTGCTCGACACGCCTTGCACCACCCTTCTCGATATTCGGCGTGTCCTTTCCGATGACAATTACAGGAGCAAACTTTTGCGAAAGTGCGGAGACAGAGAAACCCGCCAGACATGGACTGAGTTTACCGCCAAATCCGACAAAGACCAAACCATCGAAATCGCCTCGCTGCAGAACAAGGTAGCGGCGCTCGCAGATCCTTTGCCACTTCGCTACGTCATCGGCCAGCCCACGAGCACCATCAACATCCGCAAGCTCATGGACAGCGGAACCTCCCTTGTCGTTGACCTATCCGACATGGGCGACGAGCCCGCGCGCCTCCTCGGCGCCCTGCTCGTTTCCTCTTTCGCCCGCGCCGCCGAAGCACGGTCAAGCCAGGCCGAGGGGCTGCGCAAGGACTACACGCTATATGTGGACGAATTTCAGAACTTCGCTTCACTCGCTTTCGGTCGCATTCTCTCCGAAGCCCGCAAATGGCGGCTCTCGCTTAGCCTTGCTCACCAATTCATTTCCCAGCTTCCAGAGGAACTGCAACATGCCATCCTGGGGAACTGTGGGACTATCGTTTCGTTCCGCGTGGGGGCAGCGGATGCACCGATCATCTCACGCGCGATTGATGCGCCCGAGCAGGACTTGAAGGACATGGGAAGGGGGGAGGCGTGGGTTCGGTTATTGGAGGGGGGAATGCCGACCGATGCGCACAGGATGACGACTCGGAAGGTTGACCTACCCACTGGACATTTGAAATCGGCCATTAAGAACACGCGCGCGAGCTTCAGCCGCTCACGCAAAGATGTTGAGAAGATGCTTATTCCACACCCGCAGCAAAGGTCGAGCATCTGGTAGAATTTCATTGCGCTTCCTCATCGTGAGACAGCGGCTTAACCTCCGCTACAGGCTTTGATGCCGCTTCTTTCGCCTTCTGGCGGTAAGTAAAAAAGCTGATTACCAGCGAAAGACAACTAACCGCTAAACTCGCTAACGCGGTATTCCGCGATATTAGTGCCTCATGCTCCGTTAGAGCTGATTTCTTCGCCTCTAAAGCTGCCTCAACATATGGCTTCACATCCTCGGCATCCAAACTCCGACATACTATGATCTTAGGGTGTTCACACGCCGTAGTGTACTTAAGTAAGTTCAGGTCAGCGACGGGCTTTGTCACAAGCTCGTTATAAATTGCCAAAAGACGTTCGCGCTTTTCACTCGGTTGTCTTTGAGTCAGCGCGTCTATCGTCTTTTCTAAAGCAGGTACAGTGCAAACGACTTGGTTTTTACCTAGCGCAGGATCAAAAGCAAGGACCGGACTACAGGTGATAGACCCAGAGACTTGGGCCCCCACTGCGGCTGACAAAACGACAAGATTTATGATCAAGACGATCAATGCCACACACCGCTGCATTACCTTGCCTCCCTCCTTGACAAACTCGTTATCCCCAAGCGTAACGCTACTGTATGCTTGCAATGCTGACAACATGCGAGATAATGCCATTATAGCTCTTTGAAACGTGGTGAGTGAAAAGCGGCGTTGACGCGATACGTATACCTGAGTACCAAGCTGCCGGATTGCTAAACCCAAGACGGCCCACTAGGTCGCAATATCAGGCCGCCGCTTCTCGCTCATCACGGCATTACAAGCTCATTACTCACACTATGAATTACAGCATCGAGGCCATCCGCCGCGACAGCAAGCGCGCCCTCATGGCCTACCGCCGCAGGAGATACGAAGCGCGTTGCCGCAAAGCCGGCCTCACCCCGCGCAGCATCGGCGCAGTCGTTCTCAGGTCGATAATACTGGCATTCATCGGCGCTCACGCCGCCTTCACATGAGCCATCCGGTTCCCACGTTTGAACCATCGACGCAATTACCAGAGCAATCACCCAATGCATGAAAAAGATAATTCGTGAGACAGATCAAGAGAGAGGTATCGTTCAAGTTACCGTCGCCGATGAGCGGTGGTACTTCAAAGAGGCGCGCGATGGCGCTACCGGTAATCCGACCATTAAAGCGGTTCCGAGCGTTACCTGGATCGCCGGCTTCTACCCCAAGGGTATCCACTTCTATAAATGGCTCGCTGAGAAAGGCTGGGATGAAGCCGAAGCGCTAAAACAAGCTGCCGGCGACAAGGGCAGCAAAGTCCACGACGCCATTTCAGCCATTCTTCGCGGAGAAGAAGTCCGCATTGATTCGAAGTTCGAGAACAAGTCCAAGAGCACTGAGGATAACCCGATCTTCGAGGAGCTCGCCTTCGAGGAGATCGAATGCATTATCTCGTTTCTCGACTGGAAAAAGGAGATCGAAGAAGAGTACGTCCTCGAATCCCTCGCCTGGGACACAACCGTATTCTCGGAAATTCACGGTTTCGCCGGCACGCTCGATTGGCTTGTCCGCGTCAGCCACCGCAAGACCGGCGAGGTCTCCTACTGGATCATTGACTTCAAGACATCGCAGTACGTTTGGACCGAATACCAACTGCAAATCTCCGCATACCGCCGGGCGCTCGAAAATGGGGAAAACCCGATTCTCTACAAAGGTCAGCCGGTAGACGTTACGAACCTCAAAACCGCCATCCTGCAGCTCGGCTACCGTAAGAACAAAAAGCGCTTCAAGTTCACGCCGGTAGATGACGCCTTCGACATGTTCCTTACCGCCCAAACGATATGGGCCAAGGAAACAGCCGGCCAGGAGCCGCGCAAGGTCGACATTCCGATCGTCCTCTCTCCGGCCCTCACCGTAGACGCTGCTACGTCTGAAGCTAAAACGGCCCAGCCGCCATTAGAAGCTAAGCCCAAGCACGGCAAGAACCGCAAACATGAAAACGAGTAAGGAGATCGTTATCAAGGCTGGCCTGCTTCCCAAGTTGCAGCTCGGCCTCAAGACAGAGAAGGGCGTCAAGTCTACCGGCAAGCACACTGTCCGCATCGTCGAGGACAAGATCATCCGAAAGCCGCCACGTGAGGAAGGCGATGACGGCTACTACGTCCGCTATATCTTCGAAGAGAACGGCGAGAAGAAGCAGTACGACACTCGTATGCGCCAGCGAGGGGGCGCCGACCCGAGTTACTTCGTGCAGGCGATGGCTGACGTTCAGCCGGGCGAGGAAATGACCCTTGAGATGAAGAAAAGTGGTGTGAAAAACTACGTCGAGATTATTCGCCTGTCCGGCGGGGAGGTCGAACACGCCGACGTGGAGGACGAAGAGAAGGAAGATGTCGTCAGCGGCCTGGAAGAGGTCGCCCAATCGTAACCTATGCCCTTCCACGCCTACATCGACAAAGGCGAACTGTGCTTCCCGACCATGAAGGCCGCGATGACGTGGCGGGAATGGATGGAGGGGCACGAAGGCGCGAAGGTCGTCATCAGCGAAGACAAGCCGACACGCTCGCAGTCGCAGAACGCGTACATGTGGGCTTACTTCGAAATCGTCGCCCGCGAAACCGGACACTCAGCCGACGATATCCACGAATGGGCGAAACGAAAATTCCTCCCCGCACGCTTCATTACGGTGAAAGGGGAGGAGATGAGGATACCGGGCAGCACGCGCGATCTCGATAGGGCGGCGTTCAGCGACTACCTCGACAAGATCGCGGCCGAAGTCGGGATTGCCCTGCCGGACCCTCAGGCGGCCGGATACATCAGCAATTATGAGCCAATCAAAAAAGCAGCATGAAAAAGCAGTACGTCCAAATCAGGATGTGGAAGAGCAGCTACGAGCGATTGCGAAAGCTTGCGTTCAAGGAGCGCCTCTCGATCGTGGAACTGCTCGACATCTTAGTAGGTAAACCGCCAAGGGCATGAGCACCGACATCTGGAATGAGTACGACGCGAAGATTCGCCACTGGCGACCCGAGTTCGCAAATAACCGACACATACACGCACGCGATGTAATCGAACAGATCAATAAGAAGATGCCGACGTACGAACGACTTAAGGAGGACTATCAAGAGCGACAAGCGGGGAAGGACAGGCGCGTCAGTTCGAAGCGTCTCGACGCCGTCTGGAAAGAACTTACCAGTCTAAAGAAGCTCGCCCTTGAGCTAATGGCATGAGCACGCCAAAGACTCAGCTCGACATCATTCGCACGCAGATCCACGAGGAGGGCTACGTCTCCCGCAATTGGTGCCTCGCTCGCTTCATCACGCGCCTCGGCGCGCGCATCATCGACCTGAAGCGGGAGGGATACGAGTTCAGAACGAGCTTCGATGGTGCAGACTATGTGTACACAGTGACGAAGACACCTCAGCCGACGCAGCTCTCAATGTATGGAGGTACCAACTAGGCGTGTGCTCGACGTGTGCTGCGGCGGCCGCATGTTCTGGTTCGATAAGAAGCACCCAGACGCACTCTTCCTCGACAACAGGAACCGACCACCGGAACGATTGCCTAATCGCCAGACGTTCGGTGTAGCACCCGACCGGATTATGGACTTCCGCCAGCTCGACCTTCCGAGCAATCATTTCCCTCTCGTCGTGTTCGACCCACCTCACCTGAAGCGCGCAAATTCGAATAGCTACATGGCGATCAAGTATGGCGTCCTCGACAAGCGAACCTGGCGCGATGACCTCCAACGGGGCTTCGCGGAGTGCTTCCGCGTCCTTAAACCGGATGGCGTACTAATCTTCAAATGGAGCGAGATCGAGATTCCTTTGAAGGACATTCTTGCCCTAACGCCACACAAGCCGCTCTTCGGGCATACCTCTGGCTATCGCTCGAAGACGCATTGGGTCGCATTTATCAAGTGACTGTCGCGCAATCTGTGTTGTGCGACATATTTACAAGGCAACAACATAAACCCGTACATATGAATTCCAGACTGAAAATTTCTGACGACGTCTCTCTCCCGCGCGATTTTGTTACTTCCACCGACATCGTCTACGGGGGCAAAGGGATGGGGAAGACGAACCTCGGCAGCGTCCTTGTCGAGGAAATGACCAAACAGAATCTCCGATGGTGCACACTTGATCCTATGGGGGTCTGGTGGGGTTTGCGCCATTCGCCGGACGGCAAGGGACCCGGCATCGAATGCGTAATACTCGGAGGCGCGCACGGCGATATTCCGATCGAACCCACTGGAGGTGCTGTCGTTGCAGACCTTGTTGTCGATGAGAATACGAACACCATCATTGACTTTTCTCGCAAGGCCAATGGTCAGATGTGGACAGTCGGAGAAAAAATCCGTTTCGTGACCGACTACACATACAGACTGTTTCAGCGTCAGGGCGAACTGATCAATGGGCACAGGCGCGAGCCCATGAAGCAAATTCTCGACGAGGCGGCGCGATATATCCCCCAAGTCATTCCATCCGGCGCGATTGATCTCGCGAAATGCGTTGCAGCGTGGGAGCAGGTCGCCGAAGAAGGTCGTAATATCGGGCTCGGCGTGACTTTCCTTACGCAGCGCAGTGCCCGCATGAATAAAAGCGTATCGGAACTTGCCGATGTTATGTTCGCCTTCCGCACGATCGGACCAAACTCGCTCCGCGCTGTCATGGATTGGCTCGGCGAGCATGTGGAAAAGTCGCACGTGCGGGAGCTTGCATCGCAGGTGCGGGAATTGAACGTCGGCCAAGCTCTCGTGGTGTCTCCCGGCTGGTTGCGTCTAGAAAAGATAGCCACCATTCGTCCGCGCGAGACGTTCGATTCGAGCGCCACGCCTAAACCTGGCCAACACCAGAAGAAGGTGACCGGGAAGGCGGCCAAACCCGATCTCGCAAAGTACCAAGAGCGTATGGCAGCAACGATCGAGCGCGCACACCTCGATGATCCGAAAGCATTGCGGAAGCGGATCAGTGAACTCGAAACGCAATCGAAAAAAGCGACACCGCAAAACGCTGTCCGCGAAAAGACCGTTGAGAAGCGCATTGCAGTGCCGGTTCTTAAGGACGCTCAGATCACGCGGCTCGAGAACATATTTGACCGGATGGTGAAAGAAGCAGAGCGGCACGGCAGCGCTATGGCGTTGCTGTGGGGTCATTTCAATGAGATGGGTGACGCCTTGCTTGGTGCCATGAACGCGCTGAAGCCTCCGGTAACGCCGCCTCCTGTCCGACCTACGCCCGCTCACCGGGAATTTATTCCGAAGCCAACACGAGCGCCGGTCGATCCGGATGGCAACATTACAGGACCCGAGCAGCGTATCCTCAACGCCATTGCATGGATGGAATCCATCGGCATCACCGAGCCCGAGCAAACGGCCGTCGCCTTCTTGGCCGACTACACATACGGCGGCGGCGGCTTCAATAATCCGAAGGGTAGCCTTCGGACGAAGGGCATGATCGAATATCGCGGTAGCAGGCTGGCGTTTACGGACGCCGGCCGCGCCGCCTCGCAAGCGCCATCTCAACCCCTCACGACTGAGGAGTTGCACCAACACGTGCTTGGCAGATTACCCACGCCCGAGCAACGCGTCTTGCGCCCTCTCCTCGATGGAAGAGAGTTATCGAACGAAGAGCTTGCAGCAGAGGCTGGGTATGCGGCCGGAACAGGAGGCTTTAACAATCCAAAAGGACGCCTCCGCACTCTCGGACTGGTCGATTATCCGTCACCAGGCCGAGTGAAGGCGTCGCAAGTTTTGTTTCTGTAACGTCGCGCAATGTATATTGCACGGAACCTCTTCCTACACGCCGTATGCTTCTAATCGCGTAATCGCTCGCTGTATTACATCACTTACTCCTAAATACCCTCCCTGTACCCGCCTTGCTCGATCTCCGCTGACCAGAATCATTCGCCGATTTGCCGGCAATCCTTCCAGTGCCCTTCCGCCTTCCAGCATGACTAAGTCGCCGAATCTTTCTATCACTGCATATGCATCGATCACAGCTGCTATTGTTTCCACATCAAGCAGACCAAGCCGATCGCTTACTTTCGGCAGTACCTTAATCGATTGCGCGATATCTGGTACCGCAAAATCTGTCTCTATCGGCTCGTTTCGCTCTCTGAGCCTAGTCGCATTATCCGACGCGCTTCTTGATTTCGCGACAAGCTCCGCTTTGAGCGCCGCGGCTAGCGCTCTCGTTTCCTGTGCCCTCAGTCGGTCATCCCTTTTTCTGTTCAAACGCGCGTTGAACAGTGCGCCCACGACAAGCGCAATCAAACCAATCGCTGATCCCGCCACTGCTCCGATGAAGCTCGGCGCTCCGCCTGATAATCCCTGAAGCCAATCCCACATCCCCGCATCTTGCCTGATTCGCTTCCTTACCGCGCGGTATAATTAAGCTGGGTAGCGCGACCGCGCACCTGATCTCTCACATCATCGGAGGGACGTGATGAACAGATGTCATCACTGCCTCGGCAAATTCGGTCTCATCCGACAACGCTGGGGCTTCAAACACTTCTGCTCCAAGTTCTGCCTCACCCGCCACAAGTACGAGCTCGCGCAACACCTCGCACGACTGCGGTTCCTCGCTTGGCTTCACTCTTAGGAGGGGATATGGTTTACGCCTTCGATACCCTTGGCTACAGCAAACGCCTCCGCGAGAGAGGCGTCCCGCAGGACCAGGCCGAAGCGCACGCCGAGGCCATCCGAGAGTTCGTCATGATCGAGCTTGCGACCAAGGCCGACATCCGGGAGCTGCGGCAGGAAATCCACTCCCTGTCCCTTCAGCTCACCGTCCGTCTCGGCGGTCTCATCGTCGTCGGGGTCGGCGTCCTGGCCGCCCTCATCAAGCTCTGACAGTTCCTTCCACTGTTCCCGCAGAGGCGCCGGAGCTTCGGCTCACGGCTCCCCGCACGGCGTCGCGCTCTGCGCGCGGCTCCTACCTACCTCTCCCTACCGGGAGAGGGCTTTTTTATCGTCTTCTCAGATAGTCTTTGCATTGGTTGACGCAGTTTCCCACCGACGTTTTGATGGCGGGATTGGTCTTGCAGCAGGCCACGCACGTCTTGTACGCGCCGGTCGAGCACGTGCCGGCCTGAGCCGACGATGTGATGGCCACTACCGCTAAAGCTACCAGCAGGGTGCGGAGCATAGTTCGACCTCCCGTTGGAAAGCAAAGAATCTACATACTAACGCGGAAAATTGCGAGTTTGCAACATTGTGACCTCTTGACTCTTCGGCTCCTGGCTGTTCACCATTCGTTCTATGGCCTGGATCGAGGACCTCTACTTCAGCGTCGAGCTCCACACGGAACGCGGAATCGAGGAGGTCGTTGCCCGGTGCGCACGGCCGGACCTGGCGCGCGCCGCGTACCGGGTCGCATGCACCGTCTATCCGAAGAGCATCGTCATGCTCTGCCGCAGCGCTCAGATACTGGAACGCAGCGACCGTTCCGGCTAAATAGGGGGCATGTCCAAGCGTCCCGAACCACCCAAGAAGATTTGGCGCGTCTCAATTTTCAAGAAGCGCCTTGAATACATCGGTCGCGTTCAAGCTACCGACAAGGCGAGCGCGGAGAATGCCGCCGCAGCCGAGTTTGAGTTGAATGACCACCAACGGACGCGCCTTTTCATCGAAGAGGTGCCGGTCTAA